GGTCCTCTTTAATTCTTTTCATCGCCATACCCTCTCTAATACCTTGTATTGGTCTATTTTCTGCTCTTCATATCTATCTGGTGTGATCTTCCACCATACTATACCGATTGATACCCTATTACCCTCATATGGAGCAACCCTGTGCGTCATGAATGCATCGAAGTATACGAGTCTATTGGGTATTGGTTCAACTGTTACGTCCATTCTCCAATCTTCTTTTATACCCGGCCCCCCGAATTCTAGATGTCCACCACTGTCCGGTGACCTCATATAGTAGATGAATGTGTGCTCAGGTAGGTTATTGATGGGGTATTTGTCACAGTAGGATAGAATGTCGTTATGCCACACAGGGTCCACTGGGCGCACGTTATACCACGCTGTAGCACCCAATACAGGGTCTTTTACATAGCTCTTTGTGGAATGTACCAGTTTTGTCAATGCATTCTTCTCTGGGTTCGATTTAGCACCTATCCAATGCACCTTTGCATACTCTATATGCAGGCTGTTCAGTGCATTCACATCATCCTGTTTCAGATAGTCATCAATCAGTTTCATACTTGCCATCCTGTTCCAAACTCTGTCTTGTCAAATGTAGGGGATTCGAAGTCATCCTTCTCTTCTGTCTGGTTACTATCCGCTAGTCCATCCTGTTGGCTCTCATCTAGGTCCATCAGGCGCATCTTTCCACGGTCAATACCAATGACAAAGCGTTTATTGACATTAACATCATTATACCGATTCTTCAACTGTTTGACTGCGATTTGGTTAAGTTCATCAAGTTCTTCGTTAGAGATGAGCGCAAACATGAGGTCAGCCGTAGCTGGTAGGCCAAAACTCTCACTGGTATCTTCAAGGCCCACATCGGAATTACTGAACCCGCTTCGAGTCGTCTGTGTTGCCGACATGATTGGGACGTTAGTTTCAACTGCAAGTCCCCTAAGTTCCTCAGCAATCGATTTGATATACATGTAAGAATTGACATTTGCTGCTCCTTTGAAGCGTGATGATGCACAGATATTCAGGTAATCAATGAAGATGATATCTGGCTTGAAACTCTTCTTGATTGCAAGCTCCTTGATCAACCCCCTGAAATGGGCAGAGTGTGCGGATGCAGTAGGATATTCCTTAATAACCAGCTGGCCATTAGTCTCCTTGATAATCTTATTGATCTTGCTATCATACATCGCCTTGGGAAGACTATGCAAATCTTCCATAGTCACGTTCATGAGGTTTGCATCAATACGTTCAGCAATGCGTTCTTCCGCCATCTCTAGTGTGATATAAAGGACATTCTTGCCTTGGTTCATACAGTTTGCTGCGACATGACACATGAACAGGGATTTTCCAACACCTGTCCCAGCAAGTGCGATGTTCAGTGTCTTGGGTGGTAACCCCCCCTTGGTGATACGGTTAAAGAACTCCAAATCAAATGGAATTTTCTCCTCTACCGTATGGTAGTACTCAAATCGGGCATCTGCGTCCAAGAGATAATCATGGCCCACACTATTATCAAAACCCACAGCCAGGGCGTCTGTGAGAATAGATGGAATTGCATCAGGGCCTCGTTCTTTATCCTTACCATCAATGATTTGTATTCCTTCAACAATCGCATTGTATATCGCCTTATCCTTGCAGAACTTCTCCGTGGTTTCAACCAACCAATCAAAGTTCACTTCTTTGTCATTCTCTAGCCCTTTAACCACATCCAGCACACGCCGAATGTCGCTCTCGTTCAAGTCCCGCCGAGTATCAATTTCAATCTCAAGGGTTGACTTGGTGGGCAGGGCATTGTACTTCTCTACGAACTTCTGTATCTCTTCAAATACAATACGCTCAGTGCGGTCACCAAAATACTCCCCCTTAATGAAGGGAAGTACCTTTCGTGCATACTGTTCATTACCTACCAGCTCTGATAGGGTCGTTCTCTCAATTGTCTGCATATTTTATAACCTTTATGTACTCAGCTGTTGGACCATATGTCCCGTTAATCTTACATTTATTGAGGAAATCCAATCCCTCAGTATTCTTATATAAGTGCGTATAATACACCTCGACTATACCTGATGAGTATAACAGTTTAGCACAAGAAAGGCAAGGTGCATGTGTAATAAATGCAGTGGAACCCCCACCTGACTCGTTACTCCTTGCGAGCTTGGTGATTGCGTTCTCTTCTGCATGTAGGACTTCTGGTTTGGTAATCAAAATTTGATTGAGGAGCTGTTGCCCGTCTTCTGTAAAGAATGAACGTGTTTCACACTCATTACTCCATCCACTGGGCATACCGTTGTATCCAATGGATATGATACGGTCATCCTTGACAATCACACAACCAACCTTGAGTTTTTCTGCTGTGCTGCACTCTGCATAGTTAAATGCAGACTTCATATGTGCTACAATGTGTTTATTCTTCATAGTGCGTATTCGTAATTCCTGCTTGTTTTATTGTGTTTGATTAAAAGCGCACCATTTTTGATATGAAACCTATGTGCCATATCGGTCTTTGGTGACATAGTTACGAGACGTTCCCAACCATTGTGTATAGCCCAATCTCTCAGGTCCATAATTATCTGTCCGCCTGCACCCTTCTTATAACTCCATACTGAGTAAGGTATAGCATACAATCCCCGATCAGATAGGGCAATATCTCTTGCATCTTTAGGAATATATGTTGTCATTGCAACACACACTATAGCACTTGGGTCATCCTCTTCGCCAATATAATATATTTCACCCACACTCTTACGCCATGCGTAGGATAATGTAGGTCTTACAGGATCATCCTTGATATATTCATCACTTGTAAGTATCTTCATGATCAATTAATTGAGTCTGTTCGCTTGTCTCAATAGATATGCGAGTACATTACTCCAATATTGATTACCCCAGCAAGACTTAACATTTTGCAGAGCCGTCCTTGCATTTCCTATTCGCCTCTCCATTGTTGACACTTCCGAGTCTGTCATTTCACAATCTCACCATCAAGGGTTTCCCAACCATTCATAACACACACATACTTATCCTTACCAACCAGCACCATATCACCAACGCTGGTGCTGCGGCATGTTGGGGTGTCATTGATATAAGTCACATCATCGTTCCGCCACCATGCCTCAGTAATCGTGTTGGTCTTGACAAATGCAATCATCAACTTTTTCCGAAGGGGTAGTGCAGCATCAACCTCAACAAACGCAACCGTCTTGGGAGCATCTTCAAAGGCAACGTGTATTACCGCAAGCTTCTCAGTCGTATCACCAACCAGCGTCTTCGTCAATGCATCACCAATTTTACTCATTATACAACCTCTGCCGGTTTGTTCCACGTCCCAATCTTGATATCGTTATACCAAGCAGTGTCGAAGTAGTCAATCGAACTGTCGGTGTTGTTATACCACTTGTCACCCTTCATGGCTGCAAGCAGTTTAGTCAGGAACTTCTTGGCATTACCCTCAAAGAACGTATCAATGCGATAGACATTGACATCACCATTTTCAATCTCTTTTGCGGTAAACAACCCAGCAGGAACCTTCCGTAAGGTCACAACCAGCATGGAAGAATTGTCAACCGCAATGGTTCCCTTTACGCCGTACTCGGCAAGAACCTTCTTGATTGCAGGGGCGAGGGTCTTCTTGGTTTCTTTGCTTACATATGCCATTTCGTATCTTTCTCTTTGTTTCTCATTATACCTAATATTAACATATCCAGCAGGATTTGTCAACAGTTATTTTGCATATTTCCGATATTTTTTGATGAACCATTTTTCAACGATGTCGTTGCCGTCCTCATCGTTGGTCAGGATGTAGGCCACGGTCTTCAAGACCTTGGCGAACCGCCACCCACCATCCATACGCCAAGGAGTCGTCACCCAGACCTTGTGGGGATATTCGGTGTAGTATTCTTCCCGATTCTCCGAAAACTCGAAATATTTACCATATTCCTTCTCATCGAAGCAACCAACGATAGAACCATCGCCGTAGGGGGGAAAACTAACTTCATTGGGGGCAAATGCCATAACAATCTCTCTCTCTGATTATACCTAAGTATACCATACCAAATAGGGTTTGTCAACTAAAATCGAGCAGGAATCCAAGAAAAATTCACATCATCCAGCCATCGCCATTCGTCTGTTTTCAGTGATTTTATGGGGGGAAATACGGGTTTTGGGGTCATATTCCTGACGCCGGGGGGCAAGTCTAGGACTTCCCACTTGTCGCCGTGTTCCCTGATTCGGTTTTTACCCTTGTTGGTAAGACCTTTGAGGGTGAGGATCATGCAATCCCTCGATTATTCATGTTTGGCATTGTCAGGCCAGATTTTTTAAATGCATCATTCACTTTCTTTTCATCATCCAGAAGTGAAATATCAAAGCCAGCGACCCTCAGAGCGTTTTTCTTAATTACGAGGTTCCGAAGTATCCAATTGCAATTCATCATAACGTCTTCCTTTTCTCAGTTTATACCTTAGTATACACCATAAAATAGGAAGAGTCAAGAAGAATCTTAGCTAAAATCACCTTTTTTTCGGCCCATTTTAGTCTTAAATCCACTCATGCCGGGTAGGGGTGTCGGTTTCCGACGATTCTGACCACCACCAGAACCAATATTTCGCCTTGAGGGTGCCTTGGTGATACCTCGATTCTTCATCTCCATTTCAATCCACTGCTTGGCACGAGGGTTTCGAACCTTCTTACCTAGTAGACGTTTGACTTCCTTGAATGCGGCCATCTCAATATCATCATCTGGTTTATTGTTATCAACGATAACCATAGTGCCCCTGAACAGGGAATTAAACTTACCGATATTACCCTGTACCTCTTTCCAACTGGTGATTGCAATATCTTCTGGTACAGTGCGTTCACGCTTGAGGTTGCGAGCAAGTGCTACATCAAGTGAGGTATTGACGAATATCATATGGGTGTCGTATCCCAATGATTCAAGTTCTGCCTTCTGTGAGCGAATTTTATCGTATTCCTTACCAGTGCCATCAATGACCAAACCGATACGTCCTTCGATATAGTTTTTCTGTCGAGAAGCAGTGACAACCTTTGCTTTTCCTCTAATAATATCTCTTCGTGGGTCTTCTGACCCCATTTTCATAGAAACACCAGCGTCCTTGAGATACTTCTCAAATACGTCATCAGAGTTTACAACACGCAATCCTGTCCCGCCGGTGGTGGACCGGACAACGTATGATTTACCGCTGCCCGGTCCACCAGCAAGGAAGAATGCTTTAAATATATTGGGGTCTTGTAGACCTTCCTGTAGTTCGTGATATGTCTTCATTCTGTGGGTGTCCTTGTTTTCTATATCCTGCCATCTCTATAATGTATTTATCGTTGTCTGAAAGTGGAGTGCAATCAAACGTGCGATCTTGTGTTTGGAATGTCATCTTCTTAATGCGGTTCTTGGACTTAGCCATTTTTAGTTCCTTTCGCTGGTTATGTTTGGATATAGGGGTGTTAGAAATGGACTTCTCCTTATGTTATTTGCCCATGGCATCCTTGGTGACGTTCATGGACATTGTGTGTTTTTCGTTAATAATATCAAAATCATGCCGTAAAGACCTGATAAGAAAATTACCATTGTACAACATGTCTTCTGTTTCGTTATTGGTGGTTTTAACCGCAGCAACACTGGGTATTTTAATCTCCACAATATCACCTGCTTTCACAACAGTTGTACCTACAACATCAATGTTCAGTTGTAATCCAGACTCTAACATTGCTAGTTGTGAATTTCGTGATTGCATTAAGTTCAACCTGTTTGCGCCATATGCATATTGATTAAATTCATCCTCAAAACTCTGATCATTACCAATACCCACGGTAGATTTCAGAAATTGCCTAGAAGGAAAAGATGATACATTCTTCCCATCAGGGTCATTGTTTGCAAGGGGGTTTGGTCCAAGATGTTGTTCCTTCGAAAAATTATCACTATACTTATATATATGCGTTTCGTAACTTTTGGACATGATATCATG